GAAGCTGAAAAGCATGATTTTTGCGGTTTTGGAGAAAACCCTGTCGAAATGGAACTTGTGTTCCACGAGCCGATTCCGACTTCAGCAAGCAAAAAGAAGAAACTTCAGATGTTATCGGGCAAAATCGTTCCGACAAAGCATAACGGCGATTTGGACAACCGAATCAAGACGATATGTGACGGACTGAATCACGCAAACGTCTGGAAAGATGATTGTGTCGTGGTATCAATCAAAGCCAAAAGAATGTATGATGAAAGCGAATATGCGGAAGTCACTCTTTCTGAATACCAGCCGAAAGATGAAACGTATAATGAAAACGTCACAAGGAACATTCCTGAAAGCGACGAAGAATTGTGCCTATGAGTTACTGGTTGATTAGAGGACTGGCAATAGCCATGACAATATTGGCTGTATCTGGTTGGTCTTTATACTTCAATGAACGTGACAGGAACGACAAGAACAGATACAACGATGATGAAAACAATGGGGGTGGTGGTATATCATGATTGGTCTAAACAGCGTAAGCCTTGTGGGAAGAATTGCAACTGAACTAAAGCCGATACTCTCAAAAAGTGGCAAGACAGCGCTATCGTTTGAACTTGCGGTTCAGTCACCAGTCGTCGCTGGTGGAAAATACCACACAATGTTTTTGAAAGTATCAATGTTTGGCGATGTGGCTGACAATACTTCCAAATACTGCAAGAAAGGCGTGGTAATCGGTGTAAGTGGAAAGATAAACGTAAGAGACTTCATCAATCATGCGACTGGCACGAAAACAAGAGTCTATGAAATCATCGCAACGGAAGCGTCATTTTTGCCTAGCGAACCTCGATATGTCGATAAGCAGAAGATTGATCTTGAAGACGCTCCAGATGATGTGGACGCTTTCGCATAATTTTTTAAAGTTCCATGTTCGTTATTAACGTACAATCAATCAAGACAAACAAAAAGCCCTACTCCAGTCACGGAATAGGGCTTATTTATATTTTATATGTAAGTTCAATCCAAAGGCTTAAAAAGGCTATTTCTCGTTGTCTTTTCGTATCAAAGAAAAAATGTATGGAGCAAGTTGTCTATGCTTTGCTTTATCTACAACGAACGCCTTGATTTCTGGCGGAAATATAGCGTCAAAAGAATAGATAACAGCATGCTCTTTTTTATACTCTTCAATTTGCTTGGAACGGCTAGCTTTCTTGGCGTAGGTTTCGGAGCCTAGTTTTGATTGCTCATTGACAATCTGTTGCAATCTCTCTTCTTTAGTCATCTTTCTTTTGCTCCATGGTTTTGTTGTAATCATCAATGATTAAATCTCGGATATAAGAAGAAAATTTTCTATTTTTCTTTTTGGAATCAAGTATTGGAATCAAGTCTTTATCTTTCTCAAATACTACAATTTGGATATGGACATGAGTATCTTTGATGGCTTCCTTTCTTCTCTTTCTGTATTCAGCATTGTAGATTGCTTTATTGATCTTCCATCTTGGAATCTCTGTTTTTTTTGGTTTGTTGTCTTTCATAGATAATCTAGCCTCACTTCTCAAATTTTAACACATAAATATAACGTAATAATATTTATTTTTACGCTAAATTTGGTTAAAATAATAATGGCGTTTGGTTTTGCGCCTATCTAGTTACAGGCTCTTGTAGTTTTGCTCTCTACAAGGGCTTTTTGTTTGAATTAGAAAACTCAATATTGTTCCTAAAAAATATGACCCACGACTGCAATCATGGGTCATAGAACTGCAAGAATATATTCTTCTTTGCTAGAAAAATAATAACACAAATGTTTTTAAAATAAAATGGCGTAAGTGACACCACTCGACTTACGCCAACCAACTACCAGGATACCCTTAGATAAAGGGTATATTAACATTATAACAGAAATTATCTTTAAATGATAATAAATGTTCTTCAATCGGAAACTATCTTAACGAAATAAATGACATCCCTCGCCTGGTCTCATGATTTTATTGTATCCGTTAAAATGTAAGTGGATTCGATGAACGTTGTATCTTCCCCACACATAAGGCGATGTATATAATCTGCGCAGGCAAGGGGTACAATGATGATATGTGCTATATTTCAGCAAGACTACTAATCTCATTTTAGTTCTCCTTTCGTGTTTCTAACTCTTCTCGAGTAAGTGCCCACGTTTTACCGTAATCTTTTAACAAATAATGGTCAACGATAGATATGTCGATGGAAGAAATTGTAAAGAACCAATCTCTTGTTCCGTTAATGTAACGAGAAAATCTAGTTATAACTGTTCTCATGATTTCCCCACTTTCTTCGATAGCAGAATATCTAACATATTGTTTTATTCTTCTGACTTTTACATATACCCAGCCTTTATCTAATGCTGACAGAAGTTTTAAGAAATAAATTAAATCAATTCCATACTCTTCCTCACTATCTTCCAACTGACCGAGTTTTTCAATAGCGTTTCCGTCAATGGCAAGTGTTTGATTTTCATAAAACTCTCCCTCTAACTTTTTTCCATCTAAAGAGTGAACATTTCTACAATTGGCTTCATTTGTATAAAAATGCCCGTATTTATCTTTCTTTGTGAATCTCATTTTAGTTCTCCCTTTCCTTATTCCAGAAGTCAATCAACTTTTTTTCGTTAATTTCCGTATCGCCTACATCATCTTCTAATCTAAATGAAATCTTACACCTATTACAAAAGATTTCAGTATATTCATCGCCATCAATCCACTGCTTTGTTAAGTACAAATTAGCGGTAGGGCTATTGCAAAATGGACATGTTTTCTTTAGTTCTTTAGCCATATTATTCTTCCTGCCTCTAGATTTTGTATACTCTTGGAAGATTATCAATAGTTTTGGTAATCTCCTGTTGAATTTCTTCTAATGTTCTTCCTAACGAAATACTAAAATCTAACTTACCTAACACTTTTCTAACCCACGATTCTGGGATATTATCAAATTTAGAAAGTATCTTATTAGTATCATCTAACTCACAATTAAAACGTTTTATTTGTTCGTTTATCCACTTGATTTGATTTTTCAGTTCTTCTTTTGAATGTTTGAAAACTAAATCTAGAAGCACCTTTCTTTTTTCTAAATCAAGTTTGTCACAAATAAACCATTCATCGTCTACTATGAAATATCCATTTTCTTTAATGTCTTTAATAGGTACGTCTACTGTTTTTGATGTATAGTAACTTATACGAAACTTCACTTTTATAGTATCATTAGTTATTCCTACTATATCTCCCTCGTCACATTCTATATCAAAATCATTGTCAAAATCATAACCTCTAATTTTTTTAAGATAAACTACGGATAGGATCCCTAAATCCTCAACTGCTTTTGGAATAGATGGCTCAATAGCATCTTCTAATTTACTTAGTTTTGCTTTTAATTCTTCTTTTTCTTTTTCTACTAACTTATATTTTTCTAAGTCGTTTATATATCGCCCATTTTCATTCAAGGCAGTGTTTAAATTTTCCCACTTCATCAATCTTTTTGTCATAATCATTCCTCCTCTCTATATTCGATATTTTGACTATGGATGATTTCCTTATCATGAGTTACATATACCGTATACTTCATGTATCTAATTCCGTCAGCGTGGTAGGTATAATTGAAATGGACTTCGATTGTGATGTTTTGATCGTGGACATGGAACTGCACGTTTCTTGTCTTTGTGTCAAACCATTCTGGTACACCAGTGACCACATAATAGCCATTACGCTTGTTTTCATCAAGGTAAGTGAATCCTGATAATTTTTCCATGGTTTATTTGCCCTTTCCCTTTCTCTTTCTGTGCTTCATCTTCTTTGCGATACGTTCATAGTATCGCTTCTCTTGACTATGAGGCAATTTGCATGGAAATTCAAAATAATTTAGTTCATTAAGAATAATCATGGTGTAGACCTCTAGTATTCGCTAGGAAACAGCACGGTTGTATGTTTCCTGTCGGCGTCAGTGATGATGAAAATGTTTAGACTTGTATCTGGTGCATAGATGTATTTACTACAAATCATATCGTTGCCATTGAGAACGGAATCGTTGTTTGATTGCTTGTCATTCTCGCTTACATCACCCCAGTCACCAGACAAATGTCTGCCTATCGAATTGGTTACAAAGTTGTTGTACTGCTTGTCTTCGGTGGTTTTCTTCATGACACTTTTTGTCATCATGAGAACGCCAGTCTTGAATAAACTTTTCATAGTTGTTTACCTCATTTTCTATTCTTCTTCAAATAAACCTAAGCCAAATCCCTTGGTTTCCTTGATTTCTTGCATAAACTCTCTGAGAGATTTTACATCTAACATGTAAGAGTATTTTTTAGCCCATTCAGGCGATTTGTCATTTTTTGGTCGCTTGTTGATAAGGGCTGTTTTCCACATTTCGATAAGTTCTTTCTTGGATGGAGCAAGTGGGTCAAAAGGAATCTCGGCATAGACTTTCAAGTCTTCATCAACAACCCTGTAGTCGCCAGTTGTTGTGACGGCTACAAGGCTCAAATTAGTGAAACAATCAAAAAATAGTTCCTTAATCATGTTGTTGTTACCTCATTTTCTTGAATTGGTGTAATCGTTGTGCCAAAGTGCAAATTCTTTCTTGGCTCTGGCTTTCAGAGAACCGATTTTAGAGTTGTGCTTCTCAACAGCACTCTTGATTCTATCGAGCTGGTTCTTTGATACGTATTTGACGTTGATATAATGATCAACATTGTTTTCTTCAAACTCATCTTCAAAACATAGAGTTCCGATTTGAGAAGTGTAGAAACGAAAAGCAAGAGTTGGGTTATCTTCCATAACACGGGTGATATGTTTCTCGAAATCGTCAATCTGCTTTTGCGTTGGTGCAATATCGACCAAAAAACGAAACTCACATTCACTAAAAACGGAATAGTTCCAGACACGTCTTCCAAAACGCCCGTTGTTCATGATACATTCCATATGCAAGGCTGTATATTTCAGTCTCTTTCTGGACATCTTCTTGGCAAAGTTGATGGTTTCTTCCATAAACTCGTGGGCTTTCATGTGATTGATGATTGCTCTTTTTGTCCATTTGCGGAACGGCTTCTTTTCGATGAACGGAAACGGTTCTTCGATAATAGTTTCATTATCTTTGTTGTTGTTGTTCATGGCTGAAACCTCAATGGAAAGCGTTGTATTCATCCAACTTGACCTTGCGGACACCAGAACCCTTGCGGTAAATCATGGTGGTACAATAGATAGTCTTAGAAAATTCGTTGACTGGGAAGACATCATCTTCATCTTCGTATTCTTCGACATTCTTGGTAAGTTCAACATAGAGTTTGGTATCACGACCACTGAAAGACCAGTTTCTGTAATCGGTCATGAAATCGTCAACTTGGCTCGAATAGGCACGAACGGCGTCCTGGTAGTTGTCAAAGCTCTTGCCGTCACTATCGCAGTCGCCGATTGTATAAGTAACATCATAAAAAACTTTTTTAAACATGATTTTTTCTCCTTGTGGAAAGGGTTTTTAAAGGAAAACCCTTAAACCTTTGATGGCTGTTAGAATAAACATTCAATTGCTGTACAAACGTTATCGCTTAACGCTGAAGCATAGTTGCGGTTTTCGTACATGACTCTTGACTTGGAAATACATTTGTCGATATCGTTCTTGTTACTGTTTTCGGCAATAATGGAAGTTTTGTGAGAATCAAGATACTTGGCGATGATTTCCCAGCAATCTGTGCCGATACTACCGTCAAATAAGACAATGTTGAATGTTTCAGGCGTAACTATCTGTTTTGCAACCTTGGCTAAAGCTTCTTCTTTAAAACTGGTGCCCGAATCGCTGTTGGATACTCGGTTGTCGCCTTGTAAAAGGTGGATACCGTCTTGTTCAGAGTCAATCCTTACGAGATTGAATTTGAAATCATCTCTTTTTTGTTCTAAAGAATTTAGTGTTGCAAGAATAACGTTGACAGCGCAATCGTTGTCAGAGAAACTGCCTGAATTGTCAAGGAAGATATTTAATGTCAGTTTTTGTTTCTGGTGGCTTTGGTTGCCGTTGTCTGTGCTGTGTCTCCAGAATTTCTTTTCGCCTGAAAAATCTTTCATCTTCAAGCGTGGATCAAACTTTCCGTGGTATCCAGAAATAGACGGCGTACTTGCGTTGCCAAAGCCTCTTTGCTTGCTGATGATTCTTACGAAATCAACATAGAGTTTTGTGTTTGGGTCAAACATGGTAAGATTGACTTTTCCAGTATAAAGGGCGGTTTTAAGAAGTTGGTCTCTCCATTCATCACAAACTCTTTCTAGTTGTTCGCCTTTTTCTTGGTCGATTTCATCTTCGATAGATTTTGCTTCAGCGTTTGTTTGTTCTGGTGTGTCTGGCTGTGCTTTTTTGAGTTGCTGGTTGATATTTTTCCTATCTTGCTCAAACGTGTCTTTTACCGCTTTTGCAAAGGCGTAAAATTTACTGAGAAGTTCTAATGTATCACTGGTATAGGCAAGCGCGTTGATTTCGGCTGTTGCTCGAATGACTTTAAGTAACAAAGTGATAAGTTCAGGGTGCCCGCCTGTCTGTCTGAATCTAGCGACGTTGAACAGGTATTCACGCCATGTTGTTGGGTGTGGGTTGTAGTCAACAATCTCTTTCAGATTGGCTTTGAAATCGGTGTCTAAGAAAGTCCCTTGTCCCAAAGTCTCGATACGTTCATCTTCGAGAATATTAAAAACTTCGTGGTCTACAAGTCTTCTGTATGTGAGATGATAGCAAACTTGTTTAGGTGTACGTAAAGCGTGGCTTAACTCGTGATAGAGTAATCCGCGGACGTTGCTTTCGGTCAAATATCCGTTGTGTTTGTTAGCAATGGCGGTTAAGTTGTTCATAGCGATAGTGACTTTCTGTGTTGCAAGGTCAATAAACGAAGTTTCGGCGGTTTCAGAAAGTTCAACGGATAGTGTTTTAATTTTGAGATAGTAGGCAATCGGCAAGGTGTCCAGGACGTGTTGGACATCCTGGACATTACATAAAATCATCTTAGACATAATTTCTTGCTCCTTATTCGTTATAAAACATACGTGTTGTAGTCAATCATAGAAGAGTCGAATCTCTCGATTTTCTTGGCTCTTGAAACAATAGGACTTCTTAATGGGCGCTTGCCAAAGTTGGTCTCAAGATTCATCGTAAGAATCATTTCAAAGCCGTCTTTGATGTCAATACGCTGTCCACGGTCATAGACACAGATTGTGTTGTCTAAAACACCCTGTAATCTACCCCAGGTTTCATCGTTCCAGAAGTTGGCTTCGTCGATGATGATTGCGGTGCCCTCTTCCATGGCTTTGGCAAGTTCGGTCTTTTCGTAAGTGTTCGTTGTTGGGTTGTAGGTGGTGAAAAGGTCATCTGGGCTGTCAGTTGCACTTGCAACCAAACGCTTGGCGTTAGGGAACAAAGCAACGGCTTTCGTGGTCTTACCTGTACCAGCCTCGCCGTACATGATAGTTAAACGTCTATTAATCTCTGCCTTTGGATGTTCGATAGACTGGATATTCTGGACAATGTTTGCAAACTCTGGGCTTTCGCACTTGTTCTTTGCGGTCTCAACTAAGGCGCTGTCCATGCCTAAAAGTTCGGTGATGTTGCAAAGATAAGTAGCCATCTCGGTTTGATCCTTGCAGTGCGCCATATGGTTGATTTCTCTAGGGTCGATTTCAAGCGCAAAGTCTTTGCAGAAATTACGTAAATCGTTTGCTGTTTGATTGACAAAAGCCATCATTTCAGGTGTTCTCTCTTCGGCACTTGTTGCGTGCTTTGGTTCTTCCTGTGGCTGTTCTTCTGGCTCTTCTTCAACTTCTTCTGGTTCTTCTAGCTCTTCTTCGTTGTTGGTTGGAAAAGGTACTTCGTGCATGGTGTTGTCGTTGATTTTAAGTACTGCGGTATCATCAACCATCTTGGATTCGACTTTGGGCTCTTCTTCGTGCTCTTCGACTTCTTCGACTGGTTCAGAGACGGTAGTTTCCTGTTTATCTTCGATGTCGGTCAAATCTTCGGTTTCAGTCTTGGTGGTCTCGTTGGTTTCTTCTTCGGCTTCTTCCTCGGTCTTCTGGGCATACTTCTTGCTGTGTTTCTTTTTAAAACCATGATAGACACTACCCTTGACTTCCACGGGGTTGTTCTGGGCGTCCTGTTTCTGGGCTAGCTTTACAAGACTGTCGAAAGTAACTTCCTGTTTGAAAGTAAAGCCTGCAAAGGCTTTGGAAAACTTGTAGGTCTTCCAGTAGTCACGGCACAATTTGACGGCATAGACGGGCTTTCCGTTCTTCTCAAGAAGAAGTTTCTGCCATGGCTGGAGATAGACAACTTTGTCGTTGTATACGACAAGCACCCAGTGTTTGTTGTCGAGCTGATGGACACAGGTAGTTTCGACAATGATGTTATCATTGTCAATGAAATGTTTGTAGGTGACTTTGCCGTTCTGATCTTTGTTGTAGGCACCCAAAAAACGGGCTAACATATCGACTTTGTTTGTGGTGTTGTTTTGCATTTTTAAATCCTCCTGGTAGTGCAAAATATCCCCTCTGCTTTTGTAGAGACTTGGGACTCTCGTTAGTATAACGGTAGCATTAAATAGAGCCCTGGCTTAACTTGGTCAAGGCTCCAAAACCTACGTTTTTTGTTGTACTTTCAGACTTTGTTGTAACTCATACTAGATTTTGCTAGTACTGGCTTTTGTTTCGTAACGCAAAAGCTTTAATTGCATTGTGGGCTGTCATTGTATCTTTCGCCTAGGGTTAGGGGTTTCAGATACGTACTTACAGTCATGGCACTCAAACTAAATGCCAGCGAGCCGAGTTGCTCCACTCAATCTCTTTTTTTCAGGTCTTGAAAGTTAAAACTTTCCTGGGTGATAGAGTTCAGAAGTCGGTTGTTTCTTTCGTAAGGCAAAAGCCTTTTACGTGAGCCAACAGAGCCGAAAGCCTGTTTACTACCCTTGCTAGGGTCGGGATTTGATTATAAATGTTTAAAGAATTATGCGCCTTTATAGCCTGCGCTAGGGACTTTGAGAGATAGCACTTTACCCTATACTTCGTACCCTAAGAGTAAAGGTTTTAATGTGTCGGATCGTATCGGATGAGCCTTTCAGCGAGTGGCTAACTTGTCGCTTGCCTCTTGGCTTGGCTCTATTATGCGCTTGCTGTGTATTCAAAGTCAACAACTTTTTTCAAAAACTTTTTTAATATTTTATTTTATAAAATATTACTTTTTTAAATTTTTTCATTGTACCGCTTGACTTAAAGGCACTTTTTAAGGTTATTTCAATAAAACTCGTAAGGAAAAAGCCTCCATTTTTCCCCATGCTAAAGCCATTAAAGACCCTCACCAGGTATCACAAGAAACAATATCAGAACACCATAAAAACCGCTTGCACTGTGCGCACTGTCTCGCACTGTTGGAACGTCTACCAGGTAAAACCAACCAACCGCAAAGGATCGCCCTATATTGTTTTTATTTTTCCCCGCAGTTTTATATAAACTCTAAGTTTATTTCTTCTTTTAAATCTCTGTTCTCTTTAACGTTATGTTTGCTGTTATATAGACTTGTTTGTATTAAGTTTATGTTTGTCGTTTGGTAATAATATACAAGTATATATAATATATTCCGAAACTTTTACACTTTAAGCCATATGTTAAGACATGCTATAGTTAGTGATATAAACTTAGTGAATTGCTCCAAACCCTATAACTAAGGGTATATTTAAAAATTCCGTTCATACTTTCCGTTTACTAACCTAGATTTCCTAGAAAACTCTGAGCAATATTACGTCAGCGGATGAACCCAGGGGTATACCCGAAAACTACCATAGGGGTAGAGCAAAACAATAATATCTCCTCAAAAATTTTCACGATATTTTTGAAATCCTAGAAAGAAATATTCAAATTTCAGTGTAAAAAGCAATAAAAAATAATTCTGGAAGTGTTTACTAATAACGAACATTTTTGTAAAATATAGGTGTTATGAAAAAACAAGAGCAATTAGAGCAGGTTATCAACGTAAAAGAGCGAGTCTTGGAAGAGCTTGATTCGCAGGGTGATGGAAATCCTGAAGTCGTGGCGATGAAGAAACGGCTCATGGCTGATAGGGTCAAGGACCTCATGTATCATGGTGAGATTGATACCACGGACAAAGACGGGGTCACAAGAAAGACCGCAATCATGGACGTGCTGATTGACAAGATGGTTGGCGAGTTGCTTGATCCAAAGCACAAGATAACCGTAAAAGAGATGGCACAGTTGCAGAAGCTGTTGGGTGAGGAAACGACACGAACCCAGAAAGTCGAGATCAAGTCGAACGGCAACAAGAAGACACAGCGGTGGCTGGAGACCATAAGCACCAAAGACTAGGTAGACCATGAGAGAAATCGAGGACGAGTTGTTCAATCGCAGTGATGAGTGTTCGGAGATAACGAACGCTGAAATCGACTTGTCAGTCTACGATGATGAATGTCTGAAGACGGATGTCATGGTTGTTGAGATTCGGGGTGTCAGGCTACCGATATGGCGAGCGATAGAATCGCTGTTGTACGTAAAAGACCAGGATACCGATGAGATTGTTCCGTTCAAGCTGAGATGGGCACAGAAACTCCTCTACGTGTCACTTCTCAACCAGGGACTGAAAGACCTGCCAATGAGACAGGACATTCTCAAGTCACGTCAGCTGGGTTTCTCTACTGAGATTGCTGGAATCATCTTCCTGGTTGCGGCGTTCAGGGCAAATACGAAGTGTGTCGTCATGGCGGATATCAAGGAACATGCCTCAACAATCTTCGATATATACAGGACGTTCTATGAACATCTTGACGATTCAAACCCAGATTACGAGGAGATACGTAAATACGAGGAAGAGACGGGCAAGCAGAGCCCTGAATCAATCAAGCCAGCACTGGAGAAGTCGAGAGATGGCTTGCTGATGAAGTTCAGCAACAAATCGTCAATCCAGGTCATTGTTGCTGGTGAGTCCTCTGGTCGTTCCATGTCATGTACGATTATTCATTCGTCCGAGACAGCGTTCCAGAAAGACCTGCAGAAGACCAATCGTTCCCTGTTCAAGACCGTTTCCATCAACAACCGCAAATCAATGATATTCATGGAGACTACGGCAAACGGCTACAACGACTACAAGAAAGTCTGGGACAGAGACGTACTGGGCAAGGGTGTGTTCCACGCATTGTTTGTTCCGTGGTACCAGAACCCTGACTACAAGAAAGAACTTCCAAACGGCGTTCTTCCGCAGTTGGAAGCGTGGATATACCAGAAATGGAAACAGCACCCAGAGATTACCAAAGAACAGATAATGTGGTACTGGTTGCGATATACGGAAGATGGCGACCGCGATGGTATGCTTCAGGAGTATCCATGGGACGCCAATGACGCGTTCATATCCAGCGGTAAATCATCGTTCAACACCGACAAGATCAAACGCAGACTGGATGAACTTATCGGAAAACCAGTCGTAAGGGCATACTTCAAATGCAAATCCACCACAAGCCCAGATGGACAGACGGTCACAATCTCGGATTCCGAGCTTGTATATGACAATTCAGGCGACTTTGCAATCTACTATCCACCAGAGAAAGGCAGACACTACGTTGTTGTATGCGACCCGACGAAAGGTCTGAACCACGATTTCTCGGCAATTCAGGTACTTGAGCAGAACACTGGAGTACAGGTAGCCAAGTTCAAGGCTAAAGTGTCACTCGGTGAACTCGCCATAGACCTTTATTGTATAGGCAGACACTACAATTTCGCCCACTTATCCGTTGAAAACAACACAGGCACCTACGTAAACGACCGACTTATTGCCATGGGATACCCTAATCTTCACATTGAGCAGGCAATCATGGCGGAAAACATCAACGAGAACGTCACAATGCGCTACGGACACGCAACAACACGTGCCACACGTGACCTGATGATTGCCCAGTTCGTTGAGGCGTTCAATGAGAACCCACAGATCATCAACGACATTGAGACGTTGCAGGAAATGGAGACTTTCCAGGCGGTACCGCAGAAGAATGGCGGTTTCAAGCTCATGGCAAACAGCGCTTCGGCGACTGATGACCTTGTTATGGCGTATGCTCCGTTCTGGATTGTACGTTCACAGCAGGCGTTCGACTTCGACAACACGACCAAAGAGCCGACAAAGAGGACTTTCAGAGACCCTGACGGCTTCATGGCATACGAGATGGAACTTAGACGTAGAGAAAAAGAGAAGTCCAGTGTGAAAAACAGCATTGGCATTACATGGTAGGGGGGAAACATGACAAAAGAACTCAATTCACTTAAACCAGGCGAGCTACGTACATTGAAACGTGGCGTTGCCATTGTCAAAAAGGTGTTCAATCTGACTGATGAAGACCTTGACGCCTTTTTTGCCCTTGTGAAGAACGCAAAACACTTCTCGGAAGTCATCACGGCTACCGACAAGCGTATTTCCGACCTTGAGAGAGTCATCACGAAGAAAGCTGACGCAGAGGCTCACGAGAATGTAAGAGCACTTTCCGAGTATATGAACGCTCGACCACAGGAGTATAAGCTATGAAGTTACTGAAAGAAGCCAAAGAGACCAAGGCATGGCTTGCCTACCAGAAATACCAGAAGTTCCTGGACAGTTCCAACTTCTTCAACGTAATCAGGGAAAACCGTAGATTCTGTAGGGGCGACCAGTACGACGAGGGCATGGATCCAAGTATTCCAAAGCCTATGATGAACATCTGTTTCGAGTATATCGAGAAAGTGTCCGCCAAGTTGCTTGATACGCCGTATGCTGTCGAGTTCAACACTGACAGCGACGAGGACTTGCATAAACTTGATGAATACTACCGCTTCAACATGGAGCAGATTAACGACCGCGACACTCTTGTTGACGTGTGCAAGGCTGGCTTGCGTGATGGTGTGGGCTGTGCGTTCACGATTCACGACGAGGACACCTACGGCATACACGGCTTGTATCGTGGCTGTGAGATACGTAAATACATTCCTATTGAGGATGTGTTCTTCGCCAATCCGTACTGCGATGACCCACAGCGTCAGGAATATCTCGGCTATGTCATGAAGATTTCCGTTGACGAGGCAAAACGCCTTTGTGAGAACAAAGAGTGTGAAGACCTCATCGTTCCAGACCGCTGGGACATGACGAAAGAATATAGTCCAGAAAACATCTCGTTTGATACATGTACGTTGATTACGAGATTCTTCCGTGATGATAAAGGCGAGGTGTGCTTCGAGTGTGCAACGCAGTATTGTGACCTCTACAAGAAACCTCACTATCTCAATCCATCCAAGAACGACGAGAAGAACTGGACTGAAGACGAGAAGAAGCAGGATTACAAAGACATGGCTCCAGAGAAAGCCGATATCCAGGCTCCACTTCGCAAGGAAAGTGCCAGTGAATACAACGAGAGAATGGGAAAATTCAATCGTTATCCGTTCTCCTGGTTCAGACCTTATCCAATTCCGAACACGGTACTGGGTGAGAGTGTTCTCAAACAGCTCATTCCAAATCAGAAGCAGTCGAACTTTATCAACATGATGGCAATGCTGAACTTCCAGAACCATTCAATGGGTAAATGGGCAGTTCAGGACGAGGCACTCGCTGACGGGCAGGTAATCGACAATGATCCAAGTCAGGTAATCCGTGTCAAGGCACGCTTCAACCAGCCGATTTCGAGCCTTGTACACCGCTTTGAGCCAAGCAATACGAGTGGTGAGCAGATTAACCAGGGTGCAATGGTTGCTTCCGAGTCTAGACAGGTGTTCGGTTTCAATAACCTCACGAGCGAGGGCAACATGAACGATGTATCTGGCTTTGCCTTACAGCAGGCACAGAAACAGCAGAATCTCGTGTTACAGATTCCACAGGAACGCTTGTGGAACTATATCCGTGACAACGCCAAGACCGATTTGCTCTTCTTCAAGTTCTACATTGATGAAGCAAAATACTTTGTAAAACTCTCCGAGGGTGAAATCTTCAACGAGGAGAACTATCGCCAGATGGCACAGCAGGTTATCCAGGCTAAGGCTAGCATGGGTAGTCAGGGTGTTGCCGATATTGCCAAGGCTAATGGCGGAAGTCTTGAACTTCCAAAGGTCAAGAGGGTGCGTGAGGAGACAATCAAGAACTCCGAGTTCCTGCATGACTTCGATGTAAGCGTGACTGTCATCCAGGGTGTTGCTGGTTCGCAGATTTCCGAGAGTCAGCACTATACTCAGGTAATGCAGTTCGTCATGTCAGGAAATGCACCAGCCGAAATGGTGATGGCATGGATACAGTGTGATCCAGCGTTCTCGCCAAAGGTCAAGGCTAACCTCAAGAACATGCTGGAAGCAGTCCAGAACGGACAATTGGCGCAGAAAGACGCTGAAATCGAGCAGTTGAGAGGCTATGTACGTGATTTGATGAACAACCTCAAGTCAATCGGACAGCAGGTAGACTACCAGAATCAGCAGTTGGAAGCATACAAAAAGGCGGTCAAGGAAAATGCACGCCTTAACCAGACACTCATGCAGGCAAGTCAGGAGCGTTCAAGCCAGCCACTTACCGAGGGTGAGGTCAAGTCAAACAACTCTCGTGGAGTCGAGGGTACTTCATTCGATACTTACTCTATGTAGACATGGAGTCTGTATATATTCGCACCAATAGCGCAAAAATGGGAACTCGCTAGTAGATAGCGCAAAAATCACGAAAGGAGCTAGATATGCCCGAAGCAGAAAAGACGTTTGTAGACAACCAGACTGGTGACAACGAGAGCCAGAACAAAGTAGAAGAGCAGTCGCAGAGTAATGGAACCAATGCTGACCCACAAGGCAATGGCAATCCTAGTGGAAACCCTGCTGAACAGCCCAAAACCAACGTTCAGTCGCCAGAGAAGAACGCCGAGTTCGCTGAGATTCGACGTTTGAAAGAAGAAATCAAGGCTCTCAAAAAAGAAAGACAGGAAAACGTGAATGACGGCGCTTTGACCGCTTTCGGTTTTACCAGAGATGACCTGAATGATAGTGACAACATGGCGCTTACACAGGCATACTCAAAAGCCGTTGCCAACGGCTCGGAAAACCCAAAGGAAGAAGCCTATAGGTCGTTGTTCGAGAAGAAGAAAGCCGAGGCAAGGGAAAAGGCGAAACTGGATTCCAATATCCAAAAGGATATTGAGCAGTTTGGCAAGGAACACCCTGGCGAGAATGTGGGAGCGATTGTAAGAGATCCTGACTTCCTCAACTACTATGACACGGTGTATAAGCCGTTAGGCATAGATATTAACGGAAACGTCTCGAAAATCTACAATTCCTACCTGAAGATTTCCAAAAAGGGAACATATAAGCCTACGGAAACCCAGGTCAAGACCGCAACTCCACCAAACCCAAATGGGCAGTCGGCTGGAACTCCTACGGACAAGGAACCTACTGAAGCTGAAGTTCTGAAGATGTCCGATGAAGACTTCAACAAGTACATCGACAACCTAGTCCACAAGCACTAGAAATCACATTTTCCGCATTTAATGAAAGGAAACATATATTATGCCACAGACCGCATATAACAATTACATTAACCACGCTGGTATGCCAGTTGAACAGGTTAAAGCCGTTGACTTGAAGTGCAGAAGATACGAGCAGAACGCCGAAAAGTTCTGGGAGCAGTTCTTTGATAAAGGCACCTGGGAGAAAGGCCACAAGACTTTCACCCATAGAAAGCATATTCGTCCAGAAGTCACCTTATCCGTTGTCAATGCCATGAAGTTGGCTGAGGGCTATGGCGCCGTCAAGTCCAACATCAAGGTTGTTGACTGGGAAGAAAGCGTTGATAACTTTGGCGCTTATGTTCCATACACCAGAGAAGCCATCCAGTACAACATCGACAACGTTGTCGGAATGGCTGAAAACGACTTCAAGTACAAGATGGTTCTTGTTCCTGAAATCGCCAGAGCCAATGCTATCTGTACTTCCAACTTCCAAATGACCCCAGTCACCACCAATAACGCTGTTGACTGGTTCGCCACTTTCAACAAGGCTAAGGTCATCTTGACCAAGAAGAAATCCTTGAAGTTCAAGGGCACCTTCTTAGCCATCATCACTCCAGAAATTGAGGGTGACTTGAAGAACTACTTACATTCCAAGGGCGAATCTCTTGATGAAATCACCAAGGAAGATATTACCAGAGAGGGTACTATCTACAAGTGGAATGGCTTTACCTTGACCGTAAGATCCGATGAAGCCATGTATTCCAACACCGACTCCAAGATTGTCTTCATCGTCAGAACTGAAGATGGTGAATTACCAGGTTCTGAAATCACCGCCGAATTTGAAATCTACGATAAAGGTTTAGGCAGTGGCTTGATTCAGACAAAAGATTCTACTGACGCAAGCCCAGTCTATGAAGCCGATACCAACAATCGTGAGGGTACTGTTGCTCTCAATATCGACCACTTTGGTGCTTCCATTCAGGCTGACTTAGCCCATCTTGTCTGTGTCGTTGAAACCACCAACTACAGCACTGGTGTTACTTATCCAACCGCTGACCCAATCAACGGTATCACTAACACCTCTGTTGCTCCAGTTATCGCTAGTGGAACTGAAACCACCGATGATACTGAAACTACTGGTGGCGATGAAACCGACGCTGGCACTGGTACTGGCGAATAGTATCGCTTGATCAAATACTGACATCGTTAGGGCTATTTCTCGGAATAGCCCTAACATTTATAAAAATAAAGGAGCTATAAAATATGGCAAAAACAAATGCAGTCAAACACATCGTTTCCGTTCTTATCAACAAACCAAGCACCGTTGAGAATTACAATGCGTGGTTTGTTCTCGACAACGAGGATTACTTCGTTCAGACCGATATTGCAACCCATGATATTGTCAAGGGTAAGACCGTGGTTAAACTCTATGACCACCCTGAAATCGTCAAGATGATCTCTCGTGGTAGCTACAAGCACAAGTTCCAGTGTGATAATCAGCGTATCACCGATGAAGAAGCACTCAGACTTGTTCTCGAAAACGTTGGTGTTGGCAAGAAAACTAGATAAATAAACGTAAATACAAGGAGTTTGGATATGAGCCTGAAATTATCAAGATTGGCATACGAAGTAGTCAGAGACTCAATTGTCATGCCAAACAATACCGAATTGACGTATGACGACTTCATCAAAAGAAGTGATGATTATTTTAGCGCTAACTCTGACTGGTCTTTGCAGTTCAGAATGGTTTTCCCAGCCATCAATGTTGCAATCGCTCGTCTTGTGACTTATAACAAACTCCCTTATTTCACGGTTGAGAAACGTTTGCAGACGTTAAAGGATTACAAGCAGTCTACCAATAGTCAGGAGCTAGTCGGCTGTATGGACTATCTGGTGAAGATGGCTGACTTGTCCAACCTTGAATATCGCAGAATTATCAACGCAGTCATTCCAAAGGTCAATGGCTGGGTGAATTGTGACTTCAGAATTGAGGGAAAGAAACTCATTCTCAAAGGTTTCATCAACGCTCCTGCTATTCTTCTTGAATATCAGAAGAAGATACCAATCTTCGACAAGAAAAGCATTGTCGCAAGCGAGGTTACCGATGATGGCACGGAGTACGTTGACACCAACATTGACCTGGAAGACTACGGCTTTGATGAAGTGGCGTACACTTTTGTCAAATGCTATGCCGAAAGCGAAATCATGAAAGAACTTGATCCAGCGCAGGCAAACAATATGCTCATGCTTGCCGAGAACTATTTTTCCGACATGGAACAGCGTTTACCAAACTACAATCAGCGAGCAATCAAGAGGGTAATCTAAAATGGCAAACTTAAAAGTTAGATTCAATAGCACTTCCAAGAGAAACAACGACGTCATTCAGTTTGGCGGACTTGATTTATCTTCGCCTAAACTCAACGTTGCTAGCAATCACTGCCTCGACGAGATGAACTATGTGTTTCGAGACGGCAGTGTTCAGAAGCGTTTCGGCTACAACAAGAATCTTCCCTCTTTCAAGAATGTCAGTTCTGTCGGTTTCTACTATTATCCAGTCAGTTTCTACAACAACGTTGATAGTGCTTCAACTTCTCTTCCTACTTACGATAATACATTAAAAGTAGTCAGCAAAGACGACCCAATCTACGATATGTGGGTACTGAAAGACCTTATCATCGTTCATAAGGGCAGTGCTTTGTTTTATTTAAAGACTTCCTCAATCATCGACGAGGACGACTACGAACTCACGCCTATTGCAATCAACAGAAGAGCAACAGGCGTCACAATTGAGGGCGGAACTATCGTCTATCCATATTTCACCTATGAAATGCCCGAAAGAAAAATGAGCGGTTATGTGGGAAACTCCAAATTGTGGATACTCACGGGAACTAACTTCATTTCTCTTGAACTTCGTGATAATGACCGAGTTATCATGCGGTCAGTCCAGAACAATGCCTATGTTCCGACAACTACTATCGGTATCATGCAGTCCGAGTCCAACATCGGCGGTAACCGACTTACCTTTGAATCGGCAAACATGCTCACGACTCTGCGAAAGAACGGCATTGTTGGTGGTATCAAGAACGCTGACGATTCCAATGTCGGCACGTTTGCTCTTGACGCAAATATCAAGAATATCAGCAATTTCAAAGTTGAGATTGAATCGCCATACAAGTACTACAGCAATAACAGAACTTCCCCAAACCTTACATTTCTCAACAACAAATCCAAAGTATTCGCTTATCCTTGTTTAGGCAAAACAAATGTTCTCCACATTCCAAGAGATAAACTTGTTCGTGGCGATTTTGACATCAAGAACTTTGTGTTCAGATTCAATAGAGCTCCACTATATCCAAAACTCACACCACACTTGTTGAAAGACGCCAACGTTCCTGAATTGACACCTACCCAATTAGGTGACCCTTACGCAATCCCTGACGTTTCCAAGGTTGATGAATATGAGAACGATTGCTACTATGCAACGTTATATATCAACGGCAACAAGATTGATCCAGACACGGATTATGGCTGGAGCCACGAAGTCATTTCCACCGCAGTTGCTCTTGACCAGAACAACATGGATATTCGACTCATCTTCCACTGCAAAATGGATAACGACCTTTACTCGTCAGAAGTCAAAATCAATGACTATGAGGAAACTTATTTCGCACCTAACGCGCCTACCATTGAGTTGCATAGAACGTTTGGACTTAGCACTTCTCAGTTAAATAATATAGCCGTCACAGACCTTGATGATTACGTTGGTAACTATTATGTTGTTACAAACGGATACACAGTGCCAATCTTCGGTGGTGAGTGTGCCGTTATTGCTGTCTATGGCATTTTAGGCTTTCCTACAAGTTTCACTGACTTCACGGTCAAGGTAAGAGATTCAGGCGATAGATTCGCCATTTCCGACCACGTGACAACGTATGAGGTGACTGGTAACAAGGCAACAGCCCACGCTGAATATGACGGCTCAAAATTGACATTGAGAGCAGTCCGTGCCACTTCAAATGATAGGCTTGTCAGTTGGAATCAGCTGAGTTGGTATCCTTTAGGCAGAATCGACTATCCATATTCCGAAAATCAAGAGGGCTATTTCCTTGTGTCGGAGTATGATGAACTAGGCAATGAAGACTTGTATTTCGGTAGACCAATCATTCTCGGCTATATCAACGCAAAGAGTGGTGAGAGCAACCTTGGTCATGATATTACGTTATTCTACTATCCAGGTGGTTCAATTGCAGGCGACAGCAACATTGTAGTCACGTTCAACGCAGTCACTGATAAAGACTACGCTACATATATCAACAAATGCAGATTCGGTTGCCTATTCGGCACAAGCAACGCAAAGAACCGCTTGTTCGTGAGTGGCAACCCAGACTTCCCAAATGTTGACTGGCATAGTTCCGAAAGCGAGGAAGAGGGCGAGTTCAACTACTTCCCTGACAACTCCTATTGCACCTATGGACAGGATTCCAACGCTGTTGTTGGATATTCCATTATCTCTGACGGCAAGTTGCTTGTCCTGAAGAATTATAGTGACAAGGAATCCAGTGTCTACTACAGAACGAGTACATATACAACGTTGAAAGATGATTACGGAAACAGTATCACATTCAACAACACAACGCTGTTGGTTGAGAGTTTCCCGTTGATCATCACAAATTCAAAGATTGCTGGTCGAGCAAGCCATCTATGCTGTAATTTCAATGGTGATTCAATCTTTGTTGCTACCAATGGCGAGATTGTCGGGCTTGACAACAACGGAACCACCTATGACAATCAGCGAATCGCTTCTTCTCGAAGCACACTTATCGACAAAGCAATCAAGAATATTGAAAAACCAGAGGAAAAATGCCTGTTGGTTGAAGATGGTGACGAACTTTTCTACTTTACTCCTAAATGTTCGTTCTATACGAACTTTAAAGTTTCGTACGAATGGTTTAAAATAGATATGACAAACATTTCTTCTTTCTGCCACTACAACTCTCCTGACAGCAATTTCCAGTTGTTTGGCGATGATGTAGGCAACGTGTATCTCTTCAAACCAGGAGAATTTAGCGATATGACACGCTACTTTGCCAGTATCGGCGAGGTTGCAATGGCTGAGGATAGACACACCGAGTTCATATATGGCGGTTACCCTGTTCTTAGCCCAGACATGAAAACATTGTATGAAGAGGGGTTCAACTACTTCTACGTCAATGACGTTACATTCAATGTTATTGCAGAGGCAGTTGAGGAAAACTACAGCAGAACCCTAATCGACAATGGTCGCCTGTTCATTGCTTTCCCTAAAGACCTCGTGTTGCCTGAAGAAACCTACAAAGTCCGCTTGTATCTAAGAGATGGATCAATTGGTTTCGAGTATGAGGGCGTACTACAGCAAGCCAATATTGAAGACCTTGAAGAACTTAGCCTGCCATACACTGATTCGTTCATCTGGTACAATGTAGGAACATACACCGCTTCAGACATTCCGTTCGAGATTCAGGTCACAAAACGAGTTTTGAAGAAAACCATTAAGTTCACTATCGACGAACAGAATCGAGTTGTCTTTGAACTCAACGGAAAATTGATGGCATACGGCTTGGACTTGGCAAGTACACCAAGTGGTGACGCTGACTTGAACGACAACATTGACGACTATTCCAACAATCTACGCTATATCACAAAGGAAAGCCCAGTTGTAGCCTACTACATTACCGCTCCATATCTCTCCAGTGCGCTCAACTATCGTAAGGTCATTGACAGCTACGCCATTGTTGCTGACACCGACGAACCTAACGAAATCTACGTAAAGGTTGCCACAAACAACACTTCTCTCGATGAAATCACGTATGAGAGAAGAGAAAGCGTAGGTAGGCAG